GGTTAGGGGGCCTGTCTACAATTCATTGTGCTTATAGTCCAATCCGTATTCTTTGGACTTAGCACAGAACTCCTCCACCTCTCGAGCTGACTGGAATTGGGGTTCTCCGTGCCTATTGACCCTAGGAGCGATCTTTGCCGCTATCGCCGGGTCGATCTGGTGGGATGTAAATTTTACGTCCCTACGGGCAAAAGCACCCCCTATTGATGCCATACGGGTGCATTCCTTCCCGTCGATGACCGCTTTCTCTCCGATGCTGGGGGCGTCATCCGCATGGAAGTATGACTCTACGGGTGATCCGTAGGGGTCCTCGAACAAGTAGATGGGCATCAGGCTACCTCGATTCCTTGAGAGGTCGGATTGCCTGATCCGGCGCTGAGCGCCTCTCTGGCGCGCCCTGTGCCCCCTCCGTCCGGTTTAGGGGCTACGCGGCCAAAGAAGTGTGGCCCCGCTCCAGCGGCTCCTACGGTCCTTGAGAAGGCAGGAGTCGGGGAGTCACCAAAGGCCCTGGCGGTGCCAGCTGCCTGAGCGAGGGCATCTACGTCGAACTTGTCTGCGAGCTCGGGGATGTCCTGCCAGTCTCCGATCTGCCTCAGAAGCCACTCTACGTCCGAGAACTGGGTGAATAGGGGCAGCTGGGGGACGACGGTCATGTAGAACTCGACCAAGAATTGGGACTTCTGGAGCCGCTCGGCTACTGAAGGAGGGTTCATCGACATGATATCGATGTGCATCTCGAGGTCATCGAACGTGGCCCCGGAACCCTCCTCGAAGTCCCCGCCAAGGAACCAAGCCTCATTCCCCTCGGGAAGCTGGTCAGCTAGGGCCTCGTTGGCCTCACGACCCAAGGGGAAGATGATCCTGTCATCGTGGTACATGTACCAAGCGATCGACTTGAGCGCCCTCAGGACTCCGCGGCGGAAACGCGCCTTGATGAACCGCATCCGGCCTTGGGATGATTGGGCGGCAATACCCACTTCCGTGGCTGTGCCCTGACCTGAGACAGAGCCCCGCTGGGCATCATCGAACCCTAGGTTTCGATTCAGGCGGTCCTGATAGAGCTGGATCAAAGAAATGAGCTGGTCGGTGATGCCACCGACCTCTACCTGGGCTAGCCTGCCCTGGAGGGATGCTATGTTGCGCAACGGGAAGACGTAGTGGTCTTCCCCGTCCGCGATGATGTCCATTAGCTCGGGGTCTTCCCCCGCGACCATAGCCATGCGCTTGTACTTGCCCGCGGCACGGTCAGCTGCCTTCACCGCACGGTTTAGCTGCTCATGCTGCCCAGCGTTGGCGACAAGGCTAGACAGCGGCTCAGAGGCATCGGGAACCGTGTACTCACCGAAGAGGATATAGGGACCCCACCGGGGTCCAAAGAACGGCCTGGGTTCCCTGATCTGGTTGACGCTCGAGGGCTGAAGGTTGCCTTCGGAGTCGTGTGCGGCAGCAAGGGTAAAGATCGTGCCGTTGAACTGCGCATCGTCCGCATCTCCGTCCGTGGTGTCGATCTCCCGCACCCAGATCTCATAGATCGAGACTTGGTTGCGGTCTACGTGATGATCCGACTTGCCCTCGATGTGCTGGTCCTCGAAACTACCCGCCGATAGCTGCTGGATAGCCTTGAGGTTCCACCCCTCGTCCGAGTCCTCTTCAGCTTGAAGCTCGAGGTCTTCCTTGTCTATCCGGTAGCGATGGAAGGCGAACCTCGAGCGAGCGTAGCTAGGAGCCTGGGCATCCCATCCGAAGTCCCCCGGGGACAACCGGTACAGCACCGGCCACATCAACGGATCCTCTGACTCCATGTGCTGGATCTGAGGCTTCTGCGATGCGAGCAGCACTCCCCATCGGAATGCGAAGTCTACCGCGACTTCCTGGAACACCTCGGCGCTGTCCGTATCTTCGGACCAACGGTTCATTCCCCAACCCATCGCCTCAGCCACGAGGCGTTGCAGAGTAGGTCTAGCTGTTTCAGCCAGGATATGCGGGTTCTCCTCGATTAGCTGAGGCAACAGGTGAGCGATGTAGTTGAAGAAGGTGTTCTCTGAATCGAAAGCACCCTCTCCACTTCCCTCGTACCAAGGTCCAGTGAATGACTCTACGTGCTTAGCTAGCGTGTCGAGATGAGCATCACGCTTACGCTCAGATGCCCTGATCTCGGAGAATAAGTGCCTAGCTGAGGTATCTAGAGCCATCTGGCCTTCTCCTACGCAGAGACGGATTCGATGGTAGTTTGCTCGACCGTAACCTCTAGAGGCCTACTCGAGCGCACTACCGAGGTAATCATGGCCCAATGAACCATGAAATAGCCCTCATCCGTCCATTCACGGAAAGGGAAGTTGTGCCAAGAACCAGGGGTGACAGTCACGTACACCCCCTGCTTGATCTCTTGCGGAACGTCGGCCCACTTGCCGGTATGCTCGTTCAGGTACTTGCGCCCTACCGCAGTAACCTCGAAGCGCCACTCCATCGTAGCCTTGCTGGATGAACCAACAAGCTGGATGAGCTCCGAGGGCTTGAGTGCCTTGATCTGCACCCAACCATTCATGGGCTTGATACTCTCAACAAGGGCTAACTTGTCGAGCTTCTTGGTGTCAATAAGAACCTCTCCCGCTGCTCCTACTAGCTCTGTCATCTTGCTTCTCTTCCTTCCGGCCCTATCGGGCCTGCCTAGCCATAACGAAAACGAGCATGTCGTCTCCGGGGGTTGCGCTGTCGATGTCGTTCACCTCAAGGAACCGCAAGGTCATCCCGCTTGAGAGGATCAAGGCCGACATAGGGCTCACCTGCGTTGCGGTGCCAACGTAATCGGTTGTGTTTATGGCAGCCGTAGAATCGAGCGCAGAGGCGGCGCCTGGGATCCATAGGAAGTTCTGACTCAGACTTTGCACTACCCCGTTCCCAGTAGGGAACTGGGCGACAACATCTCCGCCACTATCGAGTACCTGAATAGTGGGCACGCGGGTGCCCAGAGCCGCTGTAGTAGTTAGCTCGATGTAGACTGAGAGGATCTCAATAGGAACCTTGGTGTCTACCCCGATAACTAGATCCTTGGAGTTGTCGTCAAGAACGACTTCCTTATAGATAAGGACGTTCCCGGCTTGCGTTGTCCAGGCCATTAGCTTTCACCTCGGAGAGCGGCGGCTACCGCCTTGCGGATCTTAGATCCAACAGTCTTCTTCTTAGCCTTCTTAGCCGGTTTCTCCGACGGGGAGAAGGTAGAAGGCTTCGCGGCCCTCTTCTTGGCCGCCTCTCGGATTCGTAGTTGGCGCTTTGCGGACATACTTAGCCTCTAAAGGGACCTTGCCTTAGCATCTACGCCGAAGTTCTAGCACATATAGGCCCTATAGGGCACTATTTCTTCCTGCCTCTCGGGTGTTTGAGCATCGCAGCCATGGATCCAGGCCTAGCTTCGATCTTCTTTAGGCCAGGGCTACGCTTGCCCCACTCCTCGAGCCAGCAATATCGGTCTGAATCTAGGCCATGCTCATCACAAGCAGGATCGGGCTGGTCCTTGTTGGACCTACCGTCCACCTGCTGGAGGAGGGTCCATGCCGGAATCTCCTGTGCTGAGCATGTAGGGCGCCCTGCGCGCCTCAATTCCGGGTCTGCACCCTCCCTGAGGTTGCCCTGGAGGTAATACATCCGGGTCCTGCCGTCCACATCGGAGTGCAAGGCCCACCTCAGGAGGTCAATACCCGACATATCGCCCTTCCCCCTGGCCTGTGTTAGAGAATTGTTAGCCTTGATGGCGAGCATGCTCCCGTCTCGGTTGCCCTTTCCGGTCATCCTGGCGTTCAGATGCTCTACAAGATCGCCCCTGGAGGGATCACAGGCGAAGTAGCGGATATCAAACTCCTCTCGGAGCTCCTCTGCCTTCTCGGCCCACCAGTCGATCTGTTTTCTGAGGCGGTAGATCTGAGCTATCTGGAAGCCTCGAGCGAAGCGGTCAAAGCCCCAGACGGAGATTACGCCCGGATCCTGGTCGTATCCCCAGTCCACCCCAGCTGCGATGCGGACCAGGTGGATAGGCTCATCCCATCCGAAGACATCGAGCTCCCACTTACAAGAGGGGCTCTTGCTCCTACGCAGCTTGCCGCTCAGGAGGTGCACGCCTGGGTCCCAGGCCTTTAGTACCAGACCCTGATCGGCCACCCATTGATGATTCAGGAGTCTATCGCGGTCCACTCCGGTCAGCCTCTGGAGGGTCGCCATGTACTCCTCTCCGAAGGGGGTCCACCACTTTGTCCCGTGGTCGAAGAGCAGCGGGTTGTCCTGGTGTCGGTACTTGACCCGCCGCATGAGCTTCTCAAGCGTGCCGCCGCAAGTCTCATCCGGACAGGATGAGAGGCCCTCATTCTCGTCCACGGTCTCACCGCAGGCCAGGCAGATCATCTGGGAGCCGCGTACGTTGAGCCAGTTGTACTGCGTGACCGGGTTCACATCGGCGGTCTGTTGCCGATAGGGAGTGTTATTGCAACTGAGCCGGGTGAGTAGCTTCTGCCACGCGTCGAGCGAGACCTGCTCGCACTGATAGACATAGATCCTGTCCCACTGACCGGAGAGGATCTTCTCTGGGCGGTCCATACCGATCAGGTCGATCGTGGAACCATTGGGGTAGACGTACTTCTCCCGGTGCTCGAGAGAGGCTCCGCCGTAGACGCACGGGTGACTAGGCCAAAGGATGAGGTTCTCCCAGTCGGGGAGAATGGTCGTGTTCATCGCCACCCGGGTGGCCATGGCGAAGAGCTGGCGACATCCGGGGTACTCCCGGGCTGTCCAGTTGGCCTTCGCCATGATGGAGAAGGACTTCCCCGAACGGGCTCCAGCCTCACAGAGCACCTCTCCATCGCTCGCTCCTAGGTACTCGGCGGCTGCCCCGTGGAAGGAGTAGTTCCGATCGATGATCTCTAGGGCTTCGGTCACTCCTCGAAGTCCTCCTCATTCGAGGGGAGAGCGAAGTCTGCCGGACGGCATCCGCAGTCGTAGTCGCGCCCCTCGAAAGCAGCACTGATTGCCTCCCACTCCTCTTCACTGAAGACGGCAGTGGGCATACGGGGGTCCCGCTCCGCGCCACAGTCTATGCACTTGAACGTCATAGAGGAAAACTTCGGCTCCATTCTGTGGGAACAGCACACCTTGCAGGTCATCGCTTCCGCCTTAGCTTACGGACTCCTGTCTGGATGTGCTCCTTGCCCATGAAGGCTAAGACGGCGGTGAGGGCGGAGAGTAAAAAGCCGAGGAAGACTGGGGACTCGTACCAATGTGGATCTGGTACGTGGGGGACATGCACACCGATGAGATCATCTTGCACCGGAGACACTTCATCTCCGAGAGGTACCACCCCGTCTCTGCTGTCTTGGTCACGATAGGTTCCCCCCATCGATGTCCCACAACGCCGCACAGGAAGGCCTTCCACTCTCGTTTCTTCCACATGTCTCCAGTCTCTCATGGGTCTCTGTGGAGCGATAGGCTCTTTCACCACGTAGACCAGGGTCAGGGCTATGCCTCGTCCACTGGCCTCGAGGCCGTATCGATTGAAGTTACCCTCACCATAGCTGGTGGTGAGCTCGACAGAGTCAGGGGTCAGTGCCGAACAGGCCTGGAGCAGCAAAGGGATCAGGATCAGGAGTCTCATCGGGGGAGCTTTCTGGTTGACGCCGGGGAAGCAGCGCCTGTATTCGCTCCTCTAGTCTAGGTCGATCAATGCCTAGAAATCTAGCTATGCGCCTGAGCTCTCTCTTCTCAGAGCC